GTACACTTTCATAATATCATTTGTAGAATCAAACCAGAGATCTCCCACATCTAATGATGTACTTGGAGCTGTAGCTGATACTCTGTATCTAGCTGCAAAATCATTTACAGATCCAATATTAGATGAAACATCTTGAACAGAAGCAATATTAGTTGCAACTGTTCCAATATTATCTGCTCCATTTAAATCTGTAGCAACTGTTTGTATATCTGGAATATTTGTATTAACAGTTGTAATATCAGATAAATTTGTATTAACATTTGTTATTACTGCAATATTACTAGATACAGTTCCAATTGTATTAGAACCAGAAAGGTCAGTTGCAACTGTACCAATTGTATTAGATCCAGCTAAATCTGTAGCAACAGTATTAATATTTCCAGAGTTAGAATTAACAGAAGTTATTTCAGTTGATATATTGTATACTCCAGTAATTTGTGTGTTTAATCCAGCAACTGTAGTTATTTCAGAACTTAATCCAGCAGTTGTTGTGATTTCAGTATTTAATCCTGCTAATGTTGCAATATTATTTGTAGGTGTTATTTGCCCTGCAACTGTATTAATATTACCAATATTGCTTCCTGCTAAATTAACATTTGCAATATCATTACCAACATTATTAACATTAACAATGTTGTTTGCTACCGTATCTATTTCTGGTGTTGCTTCTTGTAAATCAGATGCAACAGTTTCAATTTCAGAAACAGCTTCTTGTAAATCGTTTGCTACTTCAATAACTTTAGAGATGTTTGTTGCTACCGTATTGACTGAAGCTATATTTGTTGAAACTGTACTTACTGAACTAATATTACTTGCAACAGAAGTTACATCTGCTGCTATATTACTAACAGCAGTTACATCACTTGCTATACCTGCAATAGTAGTAATATCAGTAATATCTTGTGCAAACTCTAAACCCGTACCTGCACTATTAACTGATAATACTTTGTTAGCTGCTAAGTTAGGAAATGTAATATCAAATGTATTTGCTGTTGTTGCTGCAGCTCTTGGAGAGAATTTTAAATCTCTTTCCAATTGCTGACACATAGCAATAATTTTATCTAATTCATCATTTAATGAACTAATTTGAAATGCACCAGATGTAGGAAAGTCAGTAGATCTAGATATTGCTAAATCTCTATAAATAGTAATTGTATCGTTAAGGGTAGCCCCACTCCCCCCTAATGTAATTGATCCACCACCAGAAACTCCTGCTCCAGATACCGAATATTGAGAAGCACTCGATGGTGATGCATTATAACTTAATTGTGTAGTACCATTAAAAACTTTAATGTCTGCATTTGTAAAAAATTCAAATGGTACAGAAAAATTAGTTTGAGCTGCTGTTGCAGTATATTGAACTCGTGGTTCTGTATCTGAAATAGTAATAGCCATTAATGTAATCCTTTTTGAATATCGTCAAATAACCAATCAAGATACCATACATTTTGAAAAGGTATTAACCTACGCACATTTTTTGCTGTGTGATGGTTATAGTTATTTCCACCAATGTCATACAAGATGTCAAATATATTATAAATTTGTCCACCACTTGGCCCAGCAATTGTTCCAGCTTTCCATCTTGGAGAAGAACCATATGGTCTGTCTTCACCTAGCATTGGCCCAATACCTATTCTGTTATCAGTTAAAGTTTCTATAGCTTTATTAATATCTGTATATATTCCTGCAATACCAGATCTATCAAATGCATTTAATAATTTTGTTGTAAATGGTACTTTAGAATAATCTCTATTAAATCTAAACTCATGATATATTTTATCAATAATCATTCCAGATCCTACTAACAACATAGATCCAAATAGAAAATCAATATCACCTTCTTGCATACCTCTCATTAACATTCTTTGATTTGCACCAATTGCAAATTTTTTAAACTGAGTTAATAAAGCTCCTAATTCTGTACTCATAAATAACGGAGTATCTCCTAGACCTGGAGTAACAATAGTAATATTAATATCTTTGTTAAGAGCTGCTCCAAAAGCATCTACTGCTTGTGCATCTTCCCACTTAGCAGTATTAGCCATAAAATTATGTTTAGTTTTTTCACCATGTTTTTCAAACTGTGTTGCTATTCTTCTAGCCATATCTTGATCTATACCAGAAGTAGATAATGCAGTTTTCCATTTATCTGTTAATTTACCTTTACTCCATTTAATAGAGTCTTCTATAATTCTAGAACCAATAGTAACAGATGCCATAGACTTAGCCATTTCTGTCCATCTTGACATAAGGTTTACATACATAAAATTAATAGCAGAAAGTTTTCCCATACCACTTTCTAATTTAGATGTAATACCAAACATATCTCCTACATCAGCAAATAACATAGCTCTTTGTCCTGTTACCATATCAACAGCTTCACCAAAAGATTGAGCTTCTTTTTTACCCATATTGTAAATAGTTTTACCATCTAAAAAATTTGAGAACATTTCAAACTGAGTTTTAAATCCACGTTTAATACCAGAAGTCATTACAACACGAGCTACATCTGGTATTGCTGCTGCAAAACCAGTAAGCATAGTTAATGCATTATAATGTTTTGCTGTTCTCATTGCTTGAGAAGTCCAAGAATGAGGATTAGCAGGTAATCCATAAGTACCTCTAATTAATTCAATAGAAGCCTCTAAATCAGATAAAACTTGATCTCTTTCTTTAAAGATTGGTTTTCTTTTTTCTTTTAATGTATTTCTAATCCAATCAGCTCTAGCTTTACCAGTAAGATTTTTAGGAGGTGTAACTGATATACTTTGAGCTTTAGCATTAAACTCATTATTAATTGTCATTAATCCCGGATTGAAACCTGACATTTCACCATCTAAAAAATATTTAACACCTAATCCATTTGGATCACCATATTTTTGTGTTAAAAGAATATCTGGTATTATTTGTCTTGCATAAGCTTTTTGTAAAGCAAATATATCACTAAGTATAAAACCACCATCAAGTAATTCTTCTTGTGCTATTCTATCTAAATTTAATTCTCTAGCTCTTACTGATCTTGCATATCTTGGTCTATTAAATGCATATCTTTCTGTTAAATCTCCCATTGTTTTTTCAAATCTAGTAAATGGAAAATGATTAGATAAATCTTTAACTAATTGATTTAACTTAGATTCATTAATAGTAATTTTAGCTCTTTGAAAATGTCCTCTAATAATTTCTTTAAATTTATTTGGATTTTTTTCAATAGCATTTTTAACATAGATAATATTAATATAATCATTAACTCCACGTTTTTTAACATTAGCAAGTCTTTGAGTTAATTTGTCTATTTGATTTTCAATTCTAGAAATATTCCATGTAGTTGTAACATTATCAACTTGAGAAGTATAACTTCTAAACGTTTCTTTATTTTTTCTCATTGCATCTAATTGACTTTTCCAGAAAAATAATTCAGTTTCTATTGGCATTTCTCTAATACCTAATTGTTGTATTTTTTCAAATAATGGCCCATAAACTTTATCTTGTGTATGTCTAGCTGCAGATGCAACTTCTGGAACAGGATGAGAAAAACCATTTAATCTAGATCTTGTTACTTCATGACTAAATTGCGCTAAAGACATTCTATCCATAAAACCTTCTGGAGTATCTTTAGTTAATCTATTATGTAAATTTAAACCTAAATCTGTTTTAGGTATTTTGTCTGATCCTTGTTGTCTAGCAATATATTTTGTATATTCATCTTTAATCATTTTATGAGATTCTATTTCACCAACTCTCATCATACGCATATCAGTTTCAATTGATTTACCAGATGCTTGAAATCCCCATTCTTTTGTATTTTTTAATTTTAATAAAGGAGTGTCTAATAAATCACCAATCATCTTTCTAGCAGTTAAAGATGTTTTTTGTTTTACTAATCTAAATACTGGAGTCCACGGCCCATCTTCTCCAAACACACCTAAATTAGTTTTTACAAATCCTTCACCTTCCATTTTTTGTTTAGCTGTTTGTCTAATAGGTGTAGATATACCTTCAGCTCCAACAGAAGTAGGAGGAGGATCTGCTTTATTAGGATTTACAAAAGTACCATCAACAGCAATATCATCTGTTTTAATAGGTTGTTGATCTTTTTTTCCAGCTATCCAATAATCATCAGCTTCTTTTAATGTTTTTTGAGTTTTAATTCCAGTTGGTGCAGATAATTTATTTAACAAATAAGGAACAGTATAACCATAAGCAGCAACACCTGCTAAATAACTATCATCTCTCATTGGATCTAAATTTTGTTTTGCTACTTCTTCTGCAACCATTGCTGATCCAGCAATTTTAGCTGCTTGTCCAAATTTAGTAAAAAACAATAATGTAGAAGGATCTAAAACAGCACCAGTTATTCTACCTAAATAATACCAAGGAGAAGCATAATTAGTATCTTGATGAGCTTGTAATTTTTTAATTAAAGAGCTTGTTTCTGCACTACTTTTACTAAAATAAAAATGATGCATAAAATCTTTATAACCTTTTAATTGAGGATCTTGTAATGGATTATAATTTTCTTCTTCTGGAAAATCAGAATTATCTAAAATTTTTTGTGCTGCCATAGCAGTAAGGTTTTCATCTTTAAAACCATCCCATGCATCAGTTAAACTAAATTGTATAGGTTCTTTTTGTTCAACTTCTAAATCTGAAGGAGTTATTGGTTGCGGAAAAAAAACTGCCATTACAATTTACCTAATTCACCATTATATGAATTAATAGCTTCGTTTATTCCTTTAAATATAACTGAATTAACATATTGATTTTGTTTACCAAATTTTTCTAAATAGTATTCTTTACCCATTTCATGTTGCACAATAAACTTCATTAATTTATGCAATTCATTTGCATTTAATAAATTAACTGTATCATTACGATCAAAATTAGTTTTAGATTCTAAAGCTGTTAAATAGCTTTCATTATCTTCTGCATACATTTGAAATATTTCATCATAAGTAGGTTCTGATCCATATCTTTTATCTATATTATTAATAGCATTTGTTAATGAAGAATGATTTATTATAGATTTAACTGCAGCTCTAATACTATCTTTAGGATGAGCAAATACTGCAAAACTTCTACTATCTCTTTTATAATTTAATGGTATTTCACCATCCCATCCTCCAGAAGAAACAGCTGCCCAATTGTTTGTTCTATGAGTTAATCTTAATTCTTGATTTTGATAATTGTCTAATGCCCATTGTTTAAAACTTAAACTCATTGCATTTTCTGTCATAACAGTTTTTTCTGGTGGTAATAAAGATTCAGTTACTTTTTCTGCATCAGATAAATCTCTATTTAAATTTATTTTTTTTTGATAAGATAAATTATTATTAGCAGTTGTAGCTGCCATTTGTAATTCAGTTCTTATTTCTCTAAGATCACCATCAAAACCTAAAGTTTTAGCTATCCAAGCAAAGGGTCTA